CAAAGACATGTTAAGCTATACATGTCGTCCACCTACGCTTGAATTTTATCCGGCGTGGGATCGGATAGATGCTCTCCCAAGGGGCTTTTTGGGGCTTAACACCAGAGATATCTCCAGTGTATGGCCTTGGCTCCTTAGGAGGTACAATCAAAGAAAGATTGTACTGACTTCTGTCATTGGGACGCGAAATTTTACACGGCCCAACACCCAATAGCGCATACTCCGTCCTTTGAAGATCCGCATTATAGCGTGACCTAAAAGGTTGCGGGTATGGTATCCTAAAGCTACCACGTGTAGTGGTAAGCCCCGGGACGCTGCTATTTGGGCGCACGTGCGGAATACGTCCGTAGAGGTTTTCAAGCCTCTTGCGGATATACTCTGACGTGTGATAGTTGCCTCGTTCCCACATCTCATTACAATAAGAGAGATAGGAGACGTAGGCGTTAGCATCCTTTGGACTCTTGGGCAGTGGCTTTTTCACCTTTACAGGCGTAACACATTCGCCAAGGAAGGCATCCATACCGCATGATTCACGAAAGAATCCTTCGGTACAGCACTTGTCAACATTGAACAACATACCAAGTTGACTAAATGTATCAAAAAGAGGACTATGGTCTTGCCCCTTGATGACAATGTCGTCGCCAAAGACGTATACAGCTGATGTAGCTTGTTTCAAAGTTATTTCATTGTATACGTGAAGAGATGCTACTGCGATAGACCAGTGTACTAATGCCTCAATTGGGAAGCATAATGCTGAACCCATTGGAGCAAACTTCTTGAACGGGAGCTTATCTCCGTCAGGAAGCATCGTACCCTCGGTCCTAGTCGCCTCTAAGTATCGTAATATGGTTGTGTCAGAAAACAATTCCCTGACTAGCCACATTGAAACACGATCTGAGGCCTCCTTCATATCAAGCGTGACACAGTTGCGTTTGATAGAACCTTCCAGCGCCAACTTCCGGTTAACCTCTTGGTCAGTAAAATTAACATGGCCAGAAGTCAATGGATGTGCTTCGATGAGAGGCACAAGATAGTTGGCAAGCCCTTGCTGTACGTACTGAAATTCCAGTGGCTCCATGCAAATTAAGCGTGGGCCCCGACTGTCCTTAGGGACAAGTTGGACTTTAGACAAGGGTTCCGGATCACGGTTTAGGCGCCAGTACATCTTGGCGTTGTGCCGTAAGTCTGCAGCATTGGCAAAGAAGTATTCATAATAGGGAAAGACTTGATGGATTTTGCTATACTTTCTTGCAAAATTCATCTTTTCCCATGACTTCTCGCCGGTAGCTACAGCACCAGGTCCGTGACGTGGGATGATATATGGACGAAGATCAATATGTCCATGACTATCAACAACGTCACGTAGGAGAGTACGAGCAACACATAATACCCAGAAGGTTTGAACTTCAAGACCTTCAGGATCTTCGTTAGGGAGATTTGCATCAACCCTTCGAAAATTGTCAATAAAAGATTTAACAACTTTGTTGGCATATGTCACCTCGTACTTATAACACAAATATAAAATCTGTCGCAGATCTCTTACGGCAGCGATACACGGCTTCGTTTTCACAAAGCCTTCCTCATTGAAGACACGTCGCATAAGCACCTGTAGAAATACAGGGTACCTATGCCTCTTACGCCTTTTAAAAGCGTGGGAGGGTGTCAGACGCCCGGTGACTAAAGCTTTATCAATTGCTTTAGCTAAACCAGGTAAAGTCTTCGTTAAGAATGAGAAGCCTTCGACCTTTGTGCGGGCAACAATCGTATGATAGTCGCGGGCAAAAGAAAGAGGCTCCCCATACTGCCGTGCCATGTCCCTCGTTAGAAGGACGTTGTACATGCCGAGAAAGTATTCCTCGGGTTGGCTCTTCCGGGCTCGCATATGCGTGACCTCCAAGAGCGCACAATGTCCTACAAGGGATAACATCAGGGCTCATTATTCAGGACTTTCTCCAGGTTCGCACCTGAAGACATGGTAACAAAATCAACTAACTGTGTTACCATATCCTTTATCATGGCTTCGGTGATGACGCGTCTTGGAACTTCCAAGACCATATACACAGATCCCGAGACGACGGAAGTACTGTCGTCTGGGTCCGCCTCTACCCGGTCAAGCCGGATAAGATGGCGATCAACGGCCGACGCGCTTTTCCCTACAACACTGTTGTTAAGTGTGAGGGAGCGCGGTGTGGCCAAAGTCTGTGTTGCGTCAGAGCGGATAGATTTTCCGCCACTAATACTAATCAGGTCATAAGTTGTATCACCTGAATCACCGGTTAATGTTATGTTATTTTCTAACATTGCGAGCTCCATGTTCGGTGGAATACCACCATTTTTGCCATTATTGGCCTCCTACTAGGCTAGCAGGAGTGCGGCGGACAATAAAATCTGCTTAGTTCCATATCTATGAGATAAAACCGAACCAAAAGTTTGGTCCGTACGTGGCAAACATCGCCTACGCTCATAGGTGTCTGTTGTCTTAGACCATGCAAGTACTGGCTCTTCCGAGCTATACCCGCAATATTGGTCCTCTTCGTCGACAGTGTGTATTGAAACACAAAAATCTTCGATCGTAACAACAGACTCTAGCCAATCAGTACCACCGTAAAGGGCGAGATAATCCCCTACACGGAAAAACCAATCAGCGACAAAAGAGAATGGAATTGCCTCCCAGATAATACTTGGAAGGTTGTTCAAACCAAAAATGTCCAGCAGCCCTAATAAATCAGAGTATGCCGAATCGAGCTTAGGAACGCGGTAAGTGAACCGCATAGTCGCGACACCGGTTTGTTTCCGGTTAACGACTGATTTCCATGTGCCCCACGATTTAGGATGAGATACTAATTCACCCCGATCGCGAAGTTTGGTCCTGTAATGTCTAACCATTGGTCGATTTTGCTTGGATTTATACTCAAGCAGTCGATCCTTCCAGTGAAGCATAGAGCTAATAAGATGCTCCATGTCTTGGATGAATAACTTCCATCCAAACTGGTAATTGAGGTAGCCGCCGGCGACATTCTGTATGAAACCCGAATGTCGTTTCCAAAGATGAAACATCTCTTTGAGGTCCTGCAGCTCCAAAATAAAGTTGGCTAGACTAAATGACGGCGTCAACGATGGCTTCATTGTTACAAAACCATCGAACGCAACGTCTTCCAGCGTTAGTGAATCAACTCCAGCAGTTACGGCTATTCCTGTGTTTGACCAATCGGTCGACCAGGCCTTATAAGTTCCAAAATTGTAACAATGTGGAACTCGATTAAGATTGCCTGTGCACTTTATGTGCAAACAGTTGCCATAACGTTTAAAGTTTGGTGTTTCATCAGCGATGGACTCGTAAGTACCATCAGGACAATGGACAAGCCTGTTTAAGTAGATCTGTCTAGATGTATCAAAACAGATCTGGCTTTGGACAGAACTATTGGCGTAATAATATACCAATGTATCCTTGTCTACACCGCGTTCACGTAGCATTACACATGTCTCCTCTGTATGGTTAAGCAGTATGACTGCCTTGAAAGAGTGCAC